CTGGTTTAGCTACCCCTGCTCCTGATGCTGTTTTACTTAATGACGGTGTTGACACTGGTGTTATCGAACCAATTATGTCGCCAAGAGGTGGTCATGGTGCTGCTGACGCAACTCCATTCCCCAACAACGAGAAGAACATCGAGCGTGAACTAAACGCTAAGCGTGTTATGACTAACATCCGCCTCTCCTACAACGAGGGCGAAGGTGACTTCCCAGTTGATAACGACTTCCGTAGAATCGGTATTCTCAAGGATCCTGCTTCTAACACTAATGCTTCCGATGGTGGACTAAATCCTGCTGAGGCTAACACCCTCAACAATCTAGGTAAGTTGATCGTTGCAGTACCAACAGCAACCTATGTTCCTGATGAACTAATCACTCAGGACTTAGGCAGTGGTGCTACTGCTAAAGCTCGTGTAGTTTCGGTATATACCCTAACTTCAGGTGGTGACGCTGGTAAGCAAGTTCTCACTTATTACCAGAGCTTTGCCGAGCACCAAGATTTCGGTGTTGTAAGAGGATTTGATGGCCTTGCCGGCACTCCAGTCGTAGGTGCTTCTTCCGGTGAGTCCAACCTCATTGACGGTACTGCTGCTGCTTCTGCTGGCAACGAGCTCTCGATCACTGGTTTCACCAATGGTGTTGCCGGTAGTGAATTCGTTGATGAAACTGGCGATATTCTCTACCAAGAGAACCGTCGTCTCATCACTCGTGCTATCGACCAGATTGAAGATATCAAACTAGTTATCGAATTCTGATCTACATATAATATAACGGTCCCCCTAGGGGGACCGTTTTCTAACCCCAAAAGAACTAATGTAAAATGCCACAGAAGACAAACATTAATGCGACTCCGTATTTTGATGACTTTGATAGAGATAAGAATTTCTATAAAGTTCTTTTTAGACCGGGTTATTCTATTCAGTCTAGAGAGTTAACTACTCTTCAATCAATTTTACAAAGTCAAATTGAGAGTCTAGGAAAATATTCTTTCAAGCAAGGTCAGCAGGTAATTCCTGGTGAAGTAGGTCTTAATACAAAATTAGATTATGTAAAACTATCATCTGTTTCTGAGGTTGGGGTTGCTCAGGAAGATGGTACTGTTGTGTATCAAACGTATGATATTAAACTCTTGATTGGATCTCAATTAAGAGGTATTTCTTCTGGCGTTATTGCTACTGTTGTAGAAGCTTCGTATGCTTCTACAACAGAGTCAAATACATTATTTGTAAACTACACAAGTAGTGGAAATGATAATAATGAAAGGTCATTTAGGCAAGGTGAAACTTTAGAAGTAGTTAACGGAGTTAATACTCCTACTTTAGTTATTGGTGTAGATGGAAGCGTTCTCCCAACATTTATTGAAGTAGAAGATCCTGTTACAGGAAACGTTACCGTAGAATCTAGTGGAGCACTAGGTTACGGAAGTGCCGTCGAAGTAGAAAAAGGAATTTATTTTATCAATGGATTCTTTGTACAGAATGAAAAAAGTATTTTAGTTATTGAAAAATATTCAAGTAAGCCTTCTGCTAAGGTTGGTTTTAATATTGTAGAAAGTCTTGTTACACCAGAGGAAGATGCTTCTCTGTTTGATAATGCAAGAGGATATTCAAACCAATCTGCTCCAGGAGCACATAGACTACAAATTGTCTTAGACTTAGTTAAAGTTGGATATACAGCAAAAACTGATTCTAACTTTGTTCAACTATTAAAAATTAATCAAGGTGTAGTTGAAAGAGAAGTAAAACCAACAGAATATTCTGTATTAGAAGATACTTTAGCGAGAAGAACATACGATGAGTCTGGTGATTATGTCGTAGATAATTTTACTCTCGATATTAGAGAATATTTCCAGAGAAATGGAAACTCTGGTCTTTACCGTAAAACTACCGATGGAACTGTAAACGGTCTCACCGAAGCAGAAGCAGATAGTAAGATGATCCTAAACATTGGATCGGGTAAAGCTTATGTTAGAGGATACGAAATTGTAAACAAATCCAATACAACTGTTGTTGTAGATAAAGCAAGAGATACTATTACAAGAGAAAATAGAACTCTCAAAACTACAGGTTTAGCAAATTATAAGATTACTAATGTATTTGGTTCTCTTCCTTTAAATACTATTGGGGGCGAAATTACTTCATATCCAACCATTTATCTTAACTCTGTTTTTAATGATGGAACTATTGGTTTAAATGGCGGAGAAGAAGATGGATACTTCAAGAATACTTTAGCAAGAAGATCTGAAGAGTTCGGTCTTGATCTAGGAATTAAAACAATCTATGTACAGCTTCTGGACGTTATTCCTACACTAGATGATGATTTCCCCACTAAGTTATGGTTCTCCAAAACTATTAATAGCGGAGTAATTACAACTGTTGATTCTGTAGATGTAATTGCTACTTCTATTGTAAATAGAACCGAAGTAAATCCATCGTCTGCTCAAGTATATGTTGAGTATACTGTACTGGGTAAGAAGTCACTTTTAGAAACATATTTGAAAGAGTATGATGATAACGCTCCTACAAAGTTAAGATACTTGTGGCAGACAGAAGCGGATGCTTTTAATAATGATCCATATGGATTTGTTGCCGACTATAACGAAACCCTTCATCCAGTTATTGGTGTAGCAAAACCAAAGAACTTTAGTCTTGTCAAAAGAGCTAATGGATTTAACCCAGACCTTGATAAGATTCTCTCTAAAGGAAGAGCAGCAGATGGATCTTCTCCTTACGATGCTACTTTTGCATTCTCGTATTTTAATCCAAGATTCTTCACAAAGATTAAATTAGATACTGCTCCACAGACCGGTTTCCAACCAGGCAAGTATATCGTAGGACGTAACAGTAAAGCTTACGGTGTAATCGAGTCAGATCCTACTTTAAATTATACATTTGGTAAGAATTTATTTGTAACAACATTGTCTGGTAAATTCAAGCCAGGAGAAACAATTATTGACGAAGCAGGAAATACAGCAAAGATTTCTGCCGAGAACACTATTTCCCACTTCATCGTTAACTATAAAGGCGGTGGATACACAGATGTTGGATCAAGTAGAGCAAAGATTGTAATTAACGGAAGAGAGTATGATTCTTCCGTAATCGAAGCAAAAGTTTTTGGTGGTGAGATTTATGCCGTTGATATTATCAACTCAAATTCGGTACAAGAACAATACGTATCTCCTCCAACAATCACATTTACCCCAGATACCGGAGAGTCAACTAGAGCGAGAGTTACAGCAGTATTAAATAAAAATACTGTTCTTGACTACTCTAATCAGCAAGTAAAATCTTTTAGTTCTACATACGATAACTATAAGTTCTCAGCTGATATTGATACCTCGTCGGCATTGTATTCTACTTCCACTCAGATTACGTCCTTTACTTTCTCTGGAGAAAGCGGAAGAAAATATCTTACTTGTAACGGATTTGCTACAGACCTAACAAGAGAATTACTTCCTGGTGATTTGATTCAATATACTGATGATTCCGGAGTTACAATTAAGAACATCGTACAAACAATTACTGATTCGGAAGGAGTTGTTAAGTCTAGAATTTATTTAGATTATACTTTAGGTTCAAATGTAACTAATGCTACTGTTGTAAAAGTAAGACCTATTATTGAAAATGCTGCTAAGTCTAGTCTTATCTTCCCAACTGGCAGTAAGCAAGTAGCTTCTTTGGTTAATGACACATCCGATACTAAGTTTAAATATTTTATCAGAAAAGATTTTGTTACTGATCTTGCTGCTAGCGGTGCTACTATTACCTTCAGTGCTCAGCTAACTTCCGGAACACAAAGATTTGCTAGGTACAATGAAGAGAATTTCATTGTAACAGTACTAGATGCCGGAGATTCTACTGCTGTAGATACAGGAGATATTGTCTATATTCCACCCGAGTATGTTGATATCAATTCGGGATCAATTACAGATACTACTGTAACATCAGGATCATTAATTATCTCCTTACCAAATGATTATTTTAATGGTCCTGGTCAAGGTCAATTAACTGTCTTCCCTAAACTCAAGTTAACAGCTACTATTGAGATTGACAAGGCAAGACCAAGACTAAAGACATCTATCACTAACAAGAGAATTAATGTAATCTCCAGTGGCGATAGAGTGATTCCTCTAAGAGGAACAGATTATGACGAAAATACTATTGAAGTTTTAACTTATTCTGATGTTTATAAACTAAGATATGTTTATGAAGGAACTTCTACTAATCCACCCGAAGCTGATGCTGATGGTGTATTGGTAAATGGTACTGATATTACATACAAGTATACTTTTGATAATGGACAAAGAGATACTTTCTATGATGTTTCTAGAATTGTACTAAAACCAGGATTTGAACCACCAACTGGTCAGTTACTAATTGCCTTTGATTATTTTGAGCACTCTTTAGGAGACTTCTCTACAGTTGACTCTTATGTACATCAGGCAGGTGTACCTGCTAGTGATATTCCTAATTTCAATTCCTCTGTATACGGAACCGTAAATCTAAAAGATGTAATTGATTTTAGACCTAAAGTTGACGACAGTTCTACAATTACTGGATTCCAGGATACTTCTATCTTGACTGATGCTGGTGCCGGAGCAAGCTTCACAGGTTCCTCTGGTATTCCTACTCTAACGCCAGCTCCAGATAAGAATCTAGAATACACATTCCAATTTACCGAGAAGCAATACTTGGATAGAATGGATGCCGTTTTCTTATCTAAGAAAGGAGATGTTCTTATTAAGAAAGGAAATCCTTCTCTCAATCCTTCTAAACCAGAAATGATTGATGATGCTATTGCTATTGGATATCTACACATCCCTGCTTTTACTGCTACTTCGAAGGATGTAAGAATCATTAGTGTTGACAATAAGCGTTACACGATGAGAGATATCGGTAAACTAGAGAAGCGTATTGAAAGACTGGAGTTTTATACAACACTAAGCATCTTAGAGCAGCAAGCATTAAATATGCAGATCAAAGATGATGTTGGTCTTGAGAGATTTAAATCTGGATTTATTGTAGATGCTTTCGAGGCACACTCTGTTGGCAATTTAACTTCTCTAGATTATCAATGTGGTATTGATTCTCAGCAATCTGTTCTCAGACCACAAACAAAAGAAGATAACTTCCTCTTGAAAGAAGTTAATACAAGACAAGATCAAAGAGTTCTATCTGGATACGTCAATAACAATGGCATTGTCACACTTCCATTTACTGATGTAGATCTACTTGGCAATAATAACGCTACTGGTACTATTAATCCAAATCCATTTGTTGTTATTCAATATGTCGGAGATGTTGCTTTATCACCAACAGTTGATCAATGGTATGATACCTCTATTGAACCACTAGTTGTTGATACAAATACTAAACTAAATTCAATCTTACTAGCTAAGGATAATCCGAAAGAATCACTAGCATCTCTTGCTGATTCATTTATTGTAAATTGGATTGGTACAGATAAGTCTCTATTTAATATTCAATCTCTATCATAAATAAATTCACAAGAAATTGTTTCTTCGACTTCTGCTGCTAGTATTTCTAGCTCTTCTAACATTAGTCCACAAAACAATGAGCTAGGCAAAGGAGTAAATTCAAAAATCGTTAATGGTAAATCCGTTTCGACAGGAATTCAATTCTTTGCTAGATCTATCCCTGTTAAATTTACTATTAATAGATTGAAGTCTAATACCAAGATCTATGTCTATATGGAAGGCAGAGATATTGGACGTTGGGTTGTCCCTGATAAGATCTATACAGGAGTTGCTGGTAACTCGTTGACAACTTTCGGTAATGAGTTAGTTACGGATTCCAGTGGTAGCTTAAGTGGTATTATCTTAATCCCTGCGGGATACGCTCCTCTACTTAATACCAAGTGGACTGGAGATGTGAAGACTGTTTTATATGATGAAGTTTCCGAAGAAGTAAGATTCACCGAAGGATCTAAGACTATCATCTTTACTTCCAGTGCTACAAATGAAGCTAAGGATGAATTAGATACCTACAGTGAAGTTAACTTCTATGCCACAGGTATTATACCAAGAAATCCCCAGAGTATTGTTACTACGGGAGTTTCTTACTTCAAAGCAAATGAAGGTGTACAACTAGGAGATAGCAATACCGATAATCCAGTTAAACCAAATCCTTTGGCACAGACCTTTAAAATCGAGAACTTCGAAGAAGGTGTATTTGCTACTGGTGTAGACTTATATTTCTCCAAGAAGAGTGATGAAGTTCCCATTAGAGTTTATCTAACAAATACAGAGTCTGGAGTTCCTGGCAAGTACATTATTCCTGGTACAGTATCCACTTTATATTCCCAAACAAAATTAAAGTCATTCCTCACCGGAAATGTAGACAGTATCACTATCACCAAAGGAGAAAATATTACTGGATTACTATCTGGTGCTATTGGACCTCTAAAAGATGTTCTAGATAAGAATGGTATTTCTCTCGGGGATGAATTAAGCACAACATTTACACTGAGCAAAGATCAAACTTACACATTAGTTCTAGACAACCATAATGGTTCTTCGTTCCTTGCTGATGAAGGATTAGAACTTCCCTCCGTTACTAATTATAATGCTGTTAATAACAAGCAAGCTTCTTTAGTTATTGCCAAAGATTCCGGTAGAGTTGTTGATCTTAAGATCAGAAATGTCGGAGAAAAATATAACGGCGCTTCTATCACCATCGAAAGTCCACAGCTTCCCGGCGGAAGTATTGCTTCGGCAAATATCAAAGTTTCAAATGGTCAGGTTTATAACACCGAGCTGGTATTGAACGGTAGTGGATATACAGAAGCACCTTCAGTTGTTATCAAAGGAATTGGAACAGGAGCAGCAGGAGCTGTTATCGATTCTGTTATCGAGATTGATACTCCTGCCGTTATTATGGGAGTTGCTACTGATTCTGCCTTATCTGCATCTAATTCGGTTACTCCTTCTAGATTTAAGTTTAAGCATCCTGTTTATCTAAGAAACAATACTGAGTATGCTTTGACAATTGAAACAGATTCAATTGATTATGAATTGTGGTCTTCTAAACTAGGAGAGCAAGAGGTTACTTCCAACGTTTCTGTAACAACACAACCTTCGCTTGGATCTCTTTATAAATCACAAAACACTGATGTTTGGTCAGAAGATCTATTTGAAGATCTTAAGTTTACTCTTTATAGAGCAGAATTCTATACCGATGGCGTCGGAGAACTAAAACTAACGAATGAGAATTTAGGTTATGAGCTTCTAGATGCTTCTCCATTTGAGACTAGCGTAAGATCACCAGTAAATGCCACATCTTCATTGTTTAAAGGTAACAACGCAATTGTTAAATTAACTCACAGAGACAATGGTTTTGAAGATTTAGGAAATTCTTATGTATACTTTACCAACACAGAAGACGTAGGAGGAATTCCAAGTGTAACTCTGGAAGGAGAACTATTCAAAGTTGACTCGGTTGGTATTGATACTTACACTATTACAAGTCCTAGCAGAGCGGGATCTAATGTTATCGGGGGAGGATCTAGAGTTCTTGCCACATACAACAGAAAGTATGAGAAACTATTCGCTCAGATTCCTTACATTCAAGTAGAGAATACAAATATCGAAGCAAATGTCAAGACAACTAATATCGTTCCTGTAGATTCCAATACACAAAATTATCTTTCCTATCAGGAAAGTGTGTATGAGAAGACTTTCTTAAATGAGCAACACTATTTCACTAATCAGAAAGTAGTTGCATCTAGAATCAACGAGACTTTAAATGGAATTAATAATTCTCTAGAGTATACACTTAATTTGAGCTCTAGCAAGTCTTCTCTATCTCCTGTTATTGACTTGAATACAGCTTCTGTAAAACTTGTTTCTAACAGAGTAGAAAATGCTACTGGACAAGAGAAAAGATACGGTAAGAAGTATCAGGAAATTAAGTTCTTACCAACATATCAATTAACTCTTCTTATTATTGGCACACCTGATGATATTATCGAAGGATCTGTATTATCTGGTCAAACCTCTGGTGCTATTGGTTCGATTATTGAATGGGATGGAACATCTGTTGCCGTTGTAAATCTTTCTACCACTTCTAACTTTATTGTAGGAGAATCTATTACTGCTGTACTACCATCAGGCGAAACGATTACTTCTGCTTCTATCTCTATCCAATTAACAGAAGAACTTAATTTTGATTTTAGCGAAGGAAGCACAGTTGTTGCTTACTATCCTTTAGACCTCACCGTTTCTTATGATAATGTTATTAATGGTAAGGTTGTTGAATGGGATTCTAAGGATAAAGTTTTAATTGTTGACAGTCCTTACACCCCATTAAACGATGACTTTACTAGTGAAATTACTGCTGGTAGCGCTTTTGTTAGAAAGGCAGATGCTTCAGAACAAGGACAGGATATCTTTAGAAAAGGAGATGTTATCAAGTCTCTAGATGACAGATACTTAACTGTTGGTCAAATGACCTTTGCTGATGGCGTAGACTACGTGGCAGAGACAAGTTCCAAGAATAGTTCTGCTGCTGCTAAGTACGTAACCAAAGAGGTATTCATCAATAGTCCAGCAACAGCTATTGACACTAGAATCACGGCAAATGTTGTTGATACCGAGGACATTAAAGTTTACTACAAGACTAAGAAATCTTCAAGTCAAGAAAACTTTGATG